TTGGGGATTGCTATAGGTAAAGGGCTGATCGGAGTTATCAAAATAAGTTACATCTGCCTCCACCCATCTTGTATTACTATTATAATCATCGTTAAAAGAAACCGTTAAATAATCCCTTATTAACTCACCAATCTCTAAAGTTATATTAGAATGGGTATCTATTCTACTTTTGTTAATCTGATACTGCGGAGTGTCAGGTTTGTTTGTTTGTAATATCCCCTCGTAAATATAAAGGGAAAGTTCTATTCTTTTTAATGCCATAACTTATAATATTATTGATCCTGTTCCACTACCACCACTTTTACAAGTGTATAGTTCTACTGATAAAACTATTCCTGTTGTGTCTATTTGTATTACATAAAACGGGCCTACTCCTACACCAACAGCAGAAGCTACATAACCTGCTAAAACTCCATAATACAAACCTCTTCCGTCAAAAGCTGTTCCGTTTCTACAAATTTTACTACCCATTAAGCCTGTAGTTGTAGTTGCTGTTGAGTTTGTTAAAACTGATGTTGAATAAGTTGTATCACAAAAATCTCCGGGTGACTGTTTTCCTGTGCTAATATAAAATTCATTTAAACCACAATCGCCTACAGTAGCAGGTTGGATTATAGTTTTTGGACAAGGACTAGGTAAATTGCTTCCTGCATTATTATATCCATCTGGTATTTCAATTGTAAAGTTCACTACCCTTGAGGTGTCAGCATCTACAGGATCAAATCCTATAGGACTGAAGCTAACAATAGTTCCTTCTGCAGTTGATCCTTTATTAATTGATCCATTTTTAGCAATTGTTTGACCTGTTAACCCTGCTTTTGTACAACTAAAATCTTCTAATACATTTTGTGCAGGTTGTGAAAATAATTTATCACAAGTAATTGTTGCTGATGCATTGGGATACCCTGCAGGTACTGTAATGCTAAATGTTAATGTAACACCTCTAGCACTTCCTGTAGTATTTGCTGTTGTAGAAGGGTAAGGCGTTTGTATTGTTCCCGTAGTTGTTGGAAGTGTTAAAGTACCATCAGCAGCAATACCCCCACCAGTTAAAGGAGAAGTATCACAATCGTAATTAGGTGCTCCCGCAGGTAAGCTAATTGTAACAGATATTGGCTGTACTGCTTCACAAGTTGAGGGATAATTGGCATCCCTACCTATTGCATAAATAGTAACTGATCCTCCTAATGTATTAGAACTAATAATTAAATCAGATCCTGATATACTTGTAGTAACTAAAGTTGGATTAGAATTGCTTACAGCATATGTTGTTTCGTTGTTAAAATAGGTACTAAGATCAATTGTTGTAGAATTACCACCTGTATCTAAAGCTACTGCAGATATTGATCCTGAAGTAGTAGGACCACCAGTACAAACAGTAGGCTCTACTACACTAGAGGAAGTACCGGGCTGTATAGCTGTTAATTCACAGTCTTTATAAACACTATCCGTATTACTAAATCCAGCTGGTATTCTTGTTCTTGCTGTTATTGTTCTTACTGTATCTGTAGTTACTGTAGCATATTTATCATTAGCAAAACCTGAATCAGTACTTGTTAAAGATTCAAAATTACCAAACGCTGGGTTTGGGCTTGTTATTATGCCTTGATTATCTACAGCAAAACCACTATTGTCAAGACCATTAGGAAAAGCAGTGGTGCAAGTAAACTCTGGAACTGGAACAGTTGGAGCCGTTAGGTTTAAATAAAATGGGCTTCGTACGTTTATTTTTGTGCTCATGTTTTATCTTGTTTTAATGTATATTCAAAAAAGCTTTCCACATCTAAGCCATAAGCTTTTTCCAGCTCAGCAGGTAATTTAGCGTACGCTTGTTCAAATGGTTTAGTAAAAAATAAACTAGGTTTAATTCCTTTATTCCATATAGACCTTGAAATTAAATAAGCTGTAGATTGGTATGATAAAAATTTACCAGTCTTTTTATTTCTAAACTGAAACCTTTTTGACTCCACCCATTTTCTAATCCCATTACTTAACCCACCTTTTTTACCTTTACCTGATCCAAATTTTGCTAAAGTTCCATATCTGCCTATTTCGGGGTAAGTTGATGTTTTACCCTTCACACCTCTATCTTGGTAATACCCATAATCCTCCATTTCAAATTCAACAAAGATACTATTAGGCATTTCCTTTACGGTACCTTTTAAGCTATTATAAAGATCACTTGTGTTGTTTTTACCTTGCTTGGTAAGTCTACTTCTGGATTGCTGTATTACAAATCTTTTAAAAGCTTCTAATGCTTTCTCTGTTTCTTTTAATCGCATATAGTCATATCGTTTTGTACTAATACATCTAATGTTGCCACCCATCCAGCTAACTTATTTTCAAATCTATCAACAAATGGTTCACAAGAAACTTCCCCTTCTACCTGATATAAATTGCTATAGAGATCGCCTCTTTGTAATTTATTTACTATTCTAGTAATTAAAGCTATCTGGGTGTTAAATACATCCTGCTCATTATCATTCCCTATAAATATATCCGTAGTTTGTTTTTTAGACATGTCAACTATATCCATTGCTAGAATGCTTATGTTATACCTTAATGTTTTAGTACCTACACTTGTGCTATTAACTATTATATGTGCTAAAGGGAATATGCTTTGTTTACTAAGATCAATATCATCTAAAGAACCAAATGTAACTGTATTGACAAATGGCTCATCTATTAAAGATGACTTTAGTTGCTCTGTTAAATTATAGAATCCTTTCATTTATTTTTAATTAGCATTTTTTCTAATTCACTTTTTTCTTTTTCAAATGACAAATACATAAGACACTCATTCACATTCATTTTGGTTATTTCATTGAATTTGGTAATATCTCCCTTACTAAGTCCATAGATTGATTGATACCAAGACCATTTTTCTCCAAAATTTCTTTCTGCTGAGTAGTCAAGTTGTTTTTCGCTTCCTTCTCTAAATAATTCAGGGTAGCTGTCAATAGTTCGCTGCTTAAATTGTAAAAAAAAAAAATGGAACCAAATACAACATCTAAAGGCATATGTTTCAGAACATCAGAATACTTTGTACCGTCATAATCCTCTATATTATATAAGTCCCCTCTGCTATTTTTTATTGGTCTATACAAAACGCTCATTGCTTTATGCATATTATCCCAATCACCAAAGTATGTATCCAGATCTATATATTCACCTAATGTCATGTTATCTAAATCAGGTATAAAACCAAAATTGGTATCGCCTATTTTAAATTTATCTATTAGCTTAGTCTTCTTACTAAACACATGATTAAGTTTCTGTGTTATAGTTTGAACGCTTGAATATTTAATTTTAGCAATATCTTTTAAATCTAGGTTGCAGAAGATCTCTATCATCTTTTGCATTAAAAAACTACTACCTTCGTTTTCCTTTGTGTTTAGTTTAATAAATCTTTGGTATTGATCCAAGTTTATTTCATCTAAGGATTCTGGAACTAATATCTCTATATTCATATATCTATAATAAAAATAACCATTATATGTATAAAAAGGAAAAGGCAGCATCCCTGCTACCTAATTCCCCAACTACTCAAAATGAAATTTTAATACTAATTAACTATATGGTGCTCATGTAAATATCTATATACTTTTTCTAAAGCTTTTTCTAGTTCTATAGAGTTTTGATTATATAATTCTTTACCTTTTATGTAATTATAATCTATGGATGCTATTAGCATAACTTTAGGAGGTTTTTTATGATTACCACTGCCCTGAGGTTTCTGAATAACTTTAATATTATTATCCCAGCATTGTTGTAATATTTTATGGTATTCTAAATCCACCCTAGATCATATCTTAAATATAATAAAAAATACAATGATGCATACATAAAAGTAAGGCTTAATGCATTAAATAAGATTCCTAGTGCTATATTTTTAAACGTAAATATTTGCTTTAGTATTTCTTTGTTTTGACTCATAATATAATTATTGGTTATACAAAAAAGGGAGTTGCCTCCCCTTTGTTTTTTAATTATCCCCATGGATGGAAATTAATTTAGTCTGCAAACTTATTAATTCTTTTATTCTGGTACTTGCTTGATCTGCTATAGTTACCGATCCGTAAACCATAGTGTCATCTTTTAATTCTTTAGTTGCATAAATTATTTGTGTTTGCGTGTAATCAAGTAACTCAAATAATTCTTTTTTTGTAATTGCATTTTCCATTTTAATAATTGTTTTGTTGTTATTTTACAGTGCTAATATATAAACAAATTATTAACTAACTACATTTAAACAAAACTTTAACGTTTAATAAATATGGTATTCCCCTTTATGTGGATTCTCTAAGATAGAGCTTAATATATATCTAGCAGCATCAATGCAGTGATCACCACTAGTTGGATTTGGTTTCTGTAATGTATTACCTTGTTTGTCCTGCATCCAAATATAACCATTCAATTCTTTTATTAGATTTTTACTACGTTGCGTTACGTATATCCTATTTTGATTTATAAGGTTTATACCATACACTATCGAATCCCTACCTTTACTAACGGGATATATTAAATGTCCATAGCTTAATAATTCTGCTATTGACTTTGGTTCAGCACTATCCGCATAAATAATTTCCCTTACCTGATTGTTATTTAAAAATTGACTAATATCACTATTTAGCATTCCCTTTTTATTTAGTACCTCATCAAATATATAAGAATTGTTGTATTTATATAAAGCAACTAAAGTACTTGGATCTACGCTATAGCCAAAATCCATACCGTATCCTAATAATCTTGCTTCCATAGGTACATCATTGATTTCCATCCAGTCAGGAATACACGCACCCTCTAAACTACCTTGCTCCCCTAATCCATAAACTTTCCACCAGTTAGACCAATATGTAGATGTCTTAGCTTTCTCCCTAGCTTTTTCTATTTCTTTTACGATGGATTCAGGTAATGCATTATTGTCTTTATATGTTAGAGTAATATAGTCTGTATCAGGTTGCCCTATTAATTCTTTATCCACCCAAAATAAACTAGATGGATTGTAATCCAACCATATAGATCCGCTAGTTCTTGTAGCTAATTGTGTGTAAGCATCAAATGGTACATTGTTGCACTCATTAATATATAGATCAGTCCTTCTTGCCCCTCTAAGTTTATCAGGTTGATCCGTGGAAAAAAACTCTATATAACTTCCGTTTGTAAAATTGTATTTTAAAGTACTTTTATTATACTGTGAATCATTATATCTATTAAGACCGTTTAGGATGCTTAAGAAATCTTTTAAAGCACCTCTACGTAGATGCGGGACAGATTCAGATACTACACTAATCTCCCTGTCTTTATTTTTAATTGCATAATCAATTAATAAGCATAAGATAGATACAGTTTTAGAAGCTGACGTGCCTCCTTTAACTATTCTTACCCTGCTTTGTAAATCTTTTAGCCTATGAAATGCTATAGTTTTTTTTACTCGCATATAGGAAAAGGTATAGGGTTTTGGTTATCCCTAATCTTCCATAAACAACGGTAGATCCTCGTTGATAGTAATATCTTTAGTCTCTCTTGGTTTACCTGCATAATAATTATAAAAAAGTTGCACGTATTTAAAATCAGCATTTTTCAATCCTTTCTGTAATGCCTCAAAGGCTAAAGGCTCTAATGGTGTTAGCTTTTCTATTAACTCTATTTCTTCTGCTTTGGATTTCCTTCCAGCAGTCTTATGACCTCCATTATTTTTTCTGCCATCCATGATTAAAAAAGTTTATTAATAATTATACAATAGTATAAAAACAAATCTGTTAATATTATGCGTACTTATTACACTCCTTCAACATTTCCTCTGCTAATATCAGCCTATCGGATAAATCTTTATTCATATCAACCAAATTAAGATTCTCTTCTTTGACTCTTAAGTACTTATCCATAAATACCTCGTTAGATTCATTAGCAAGATCCTGCTCATCTAAAAGAGTTTGTATTTTAGTTTTTAATCTTATATAATTTGATCTTAAACCTACATTTTGGCTTGACCAGTTATCAAAATTCTGCAATCCCCATAAAACGGTAGTATGATCTTTGCCAACTGATTTACCTATTTGGGATAATGTGCTAAACGTATATTCCTTACATAGTTTATAATATAAAGCTCTAGCCTCTACTATCTCCCTTTGTCTTCTTTTAGTATTAATATCTACTTTAGTACTTGATGTTACTAATTTCTCAATCGTTTCTATTTCCATCTTTTATTATTAATTTTATTTCTTTTAATGTTAAAAAATTACTTTCCTCTATTGCTTTAAGTATTCCTGCACAAGCTTCATACACCTCATCCTTTTCATATATCTTTACAATTCTTTCCAGCTCATCCACAGAAACACCTTTGGAGATATCCAGTAAAGCTAATTTATAATATTCATCTATTAATTCTTTAACTAAGTGTTCCGGTGATGACATACTCATTTATTTGTTCGGAACGGTCAACAAAATATTTTTGGAATATTCTAAGACCGTACTCCACTTTATCTCTTCCAGAATTGTAAAAGCTTTCCTCCACATCCCATATTCCTAGATCACCTGATTTTTTATCTATTACAAAAAATTTAAAATCTTTATAATCTACCTTAAATAAATTACAATAGATATAGACTTGAACATCATAGCCATATTTTTTAGATGCCCACTCGAATCCTTTTATATCAGAAGTAGTCTTCAAATCAGCTATATAATCAAAACCTAATATATCAGCTTTGCCTCTAAAAGGGAAGCCATTTAATACGTCAAATGCTGGTACTTCAAACTTTGCTCCGCGAGTATATTCTTGCCATATATCATTTTGAAGTAAAGCATCCACCGTATACATAGCACGATCATATTCTTTCCTAGTATATACAAATTGAGCACTTCCTACCTCTTCTACCTTTTCTTTATACTTTTTAGTCACCGCTGATTGTACCTCCACAACATGGCATAATGAATCTATTTTATCCGGTTCTAATGCTGCTAAGTGTATTAGTCTGCCTATTTTAAATGCGCTACTATCAGAATGGAAGTTCAGAGATCTAGCATAGCTTTTTGGTGAATCCAGTAAATATTTAATAGCTGAACTGCTTAAAGCATACTTACCAAGCTCACCGTAATAAAAGCTATCATCATACATCTTACTAATTAATTCCTCCTTATTCCATACCTTTCCATTTAGAAGTTTAATCCTTTCTATCCTTTCTTTACTTTTTGTATATATGGATCTCATTTCAGATATAGGTATAAAACATGAATCAGGACCTTTAACAGAAGGTACTAGGTTTAATCTTAACGCCTCCAACTCCTGCTGGGTTTCGAATTTGTATTCTTTGTCGTTAATCACTATATTAACACCACCGCCTTTTAAAGCCCAATCCATGAATTCAATAGTTGGTGTTTTGAATGTTACATGTTTCCATTCTGGTTTCTTAATTACATCTATCATTATTTATCCTTTACAAAAGTCCCATTTATCATTTTACCTGTTCTACCCGATATTTCAGAGTAAGCCCCTTCAATACAGGATTCTATTTTAGTACCGCATAAATGAGCCAAGTTGGTTAATACAACAACACAATCACCAATAGCATCTTCTATATCCAATCTATCCTTTTCTAGTATAGCTTTAGATAACTCCCCAGCTTCCTCCATTAGTTTTAGGTACTGCGTTTTGGGATCACCTTTTTCATAGATCCCTCTTTCCTTTGCCCAATCTCTTATTGGTTCTAATTCATTGTTTAAAAGCATAATTAAAGTATTTATTTGCGTTAGATTTATTCTCTTCTTTACTACCTATAGGTCTTAACGGTTTTTTATCCGCGTCCACAAAAGGTATTTTATCCTTGTATATTTCTTTTAATATATTTTTACTAATCCTTTCACTTCTTTTCATTGTTAAGCATTTTTTAATTATTGGAGTTGATAAAAAAGGATTCCTACATTCTACAGTATTAGCCATAGAGCATCTATCTATTCTAACATGATGGTAATAAGGTAGCTCCTTAAAAACATCATAATGGAATGTATCCTTTTTAATAGCCCTGGTGTATCCACCAAAAAGCTCATCACTACCATCCCCCGTTAGAACTGTATTTAAATTTAGCTCCTTGCATTTTTTAAATAAAAGATACTGAGGGATAACACTACCTAAATCGTAGCTATGTTCGTACATTCTAAAAACCGCCACCTTTTCCTTTTCCGTAATATCATTGCTAATAAATATGGGATCTATACCAAAATACTTAGCCATTTTTTTACATTGATCCGTTTCCCCATTTTCTATTGATATAGGTGTGAATTCTATTCCATTTTTAATTAAATGGTAAGCTATTATAGATGAATCCAAACCACCAGAAAAAAGTAATCCAACTTTATTATATTTAGTTAATGATCTAGTTTTAACGGAATCATCTATTAATTCATAAAGATTACCCTTATTAGATGGATCTTTTAAATAAGAATTTATATTATATATATTGCTAGACTTAAAAGCCATTTTAGAATTATATAGGTAAGTATAAAAATCACCTGGAATACATCTTTGCACTCGGTGAAATTTAGTATTGGATGTCCCAAATTTAGGATCGGACATTATAATAGGGTTACCCAATAAAGGTTTTATTTCCGAGCATATTCCATTTTCATTATGGTAAAGTTGTTTTTTACCTAATGGATCAGTAAACATCTTAACTGATTTTTCCGTTACATAACACACAGCCCAAAAACCATCCCAATTTTTATATTCCGATTTAAATCTTTTGGATATAAAATTATCCTTAAACAAATCCCTTAAGTAATCCAAATCGCTACTGTATTTACCAAAATCATTGTAATTAAATATTTCGCCATTAAAAAATATAAAACCATTTTTAACCTTTAAAGGCTGAACTAAATTAGTTTTATTACTGGACAGTGGTAGAGATGAGAAATGATATTTCCAACCATAAGCATCTCCCTTAAAATGCTGTACACCCCTATGACTGATTCCATTTGGTTTTTCTTTTTTAGTTATTTGTATTCCGCACATATTTTTTAATATAATATAAATCACTTTTAAAACAATGAAGACTTCCTATCCACATCATTAACTCACCCGATTCCATTCCTGATTTTTCAGCTACGTGCTGTAGTAATCTGTAGGTCATATATATATCATTCCTTAAATGCCTAACAGCGTCACAGCTACGAATATGATACGTGCAATTTAATTTTCCATTTTCCTTATAGAACCAATAACCTAAAGTGCACGGAACTCTTACATTATTATTACTTTGGTCCTCAGGATGCCAAACGGAAAGATATGCTTGTCTAGTATCATTGTTACTTTTAAGCCTTTCTATTATATCATTTAAATCACCATACTTATATCTTAAACCCTCCAAATCACTACACCAATATCTTTCCATGTAGTTATGGCTAAACTTACCATCTTTTCTAAATAATTCATCATTATCAAATTTATCATAATAAGGCCAATTCCTATATTCCTTACCAGGATTAATTGGCTTACCCCCTATTCTTTCTTGAAAATGATCCTCTGCCCATGGAATATTAGGATCCGTGTCTTCTTTTATATTATCTGAAAAACCTAAATTAACATATATATTTGTCACTTCTACAAGTGGATTAGATTTATCTATTTCAATAGACTGCCAATTAGAGTTTTTGCTATCCGTATGATAGCTATATAGTTTGCTATAAAGTTGTTTTATTGTTTCCTTCATTTTCTATTATATCATTTTGTTCTGCTTTTATTCCTTCTTTATAATTATTTAATGCACCTATGTAAGCTACAGCATCCAATAAATTATCTTGTTTATGCGACCAGCTTTCCCTTGCCAGTTTTAATGCAATTTGCATATTATATAGATCCGTAATAGTTATTTCCTTAGAAGACATAATTGAAGCAATAGCTGCAGCTCTTCTGTTGCACTCACTAAAAGGCCCATACATTCTTTCTTTTTCTTCTGATCTTTTATTTACAATATTATTTGCTTCCTCCAGAATATTCATATACCAAAATTGTTTTTTCTAATTAACTGGGCAGCAGTTTTATTAAATTGTTTAACTCTTTGCCTATATATAGGATCGGTGCAATATTTTCTCATAGCAATAGATCTTGTGCACTTGCCATATTTCTTTTCAAAATCATCCAACTGCTTAATTTTATCGCTTACCATTTTATCCGTTATCTCCATGCTCTGCTTTGTAATTCCTCATTGCATCTTTGGCGGAACGTTTCTAAATAATCTGTGTTGTTTACAATTTCCTGTAATTCCTTAATACTATAGGATCTATAAAATAATTCTTCGTATGTCATATCGTTTTTATTTATTACAAATATAAACAATTATTTAACATCACTACTACCATCAAACACTTTTTTTTCTAATTTTTCTACTTTACCCAAAGCTACCATTAATACTTGCTGACAAAGCTTAAGGTCGTGCTGCATTTTTACCAGAGTACTTTCTTTCATTTCTGATCTTTTATTTTTTGTATATATAAACACGCATCCATTAACTCTTCCTGTAGGTGATTTAAAAAAGAATAAAAATCATCAGGGCTATCATACAAGGTGGTACCATATTTTATAATACCATCTCTAGAACGCGAATGGAATTTATTAACAACCCTTTGTACTATAGGATCTTTAGGTATGTTGTTATAGGAATACCCTGTAGCATCCGTAGACCATTTGCCATCTTCCATCATTTCATTATATTTTTTTATACTATCTCCCATATATGTATACTTTTATTACCCATTCAAAAAACCTAAATACCAAATAACCTATTATTAAATTACCCATATAAAGATTTATATTTATTTATTTCACTTTCCAAATCCTCTATTTTTTCCTCCGCTTTTCTTGCACGTATAATTGCCCTTAGCTTTTCGGATCTATATTCTTCCAATGACTGCTCAAATAATCTTTCATTGCAAATTAAATTATTCACATAAAGAGCAACTTGTTGCCAAGAAAAATACATTTTCTTTAGCGGTTCATTATCCGGTTTTGCTTTCTTTGATTTTATAATATATTCCCCTACTAAATTAAAATCAGAGTAATATTCAATCTCCTTTAAATTGTTTATTTTTTTATTCATATTCTTCTATCAATCTTTTTAGTTTAGAATAAACACCATTAACAAAACAACTGCTACAGCTGGATGTTTCTTTCTTTTCATTAAAAACTCTATTATATATATCTATTAATTCTTTTTGTGTTGTAGTATCAATTACAGTTTTATTTAATTGAAAATATCCCTTTAAATAAATATATTCATCCTCAGTAAAACATTTTGGCTTGTAATACGGAAATAGATAGTTTAATTTATCCTTCCTTTCCTCACAACCACAATCCTCACCTGCTAAAAACTTTACAGCTTTTTTTATACCCGTTGCTTTAGTAATTTTCTCTACCGTATCCCCAACGCCTTTGGAATCGTTTTTATACCTTTTTTTCCAGTCCTTATAAGCTTTGGATCTTTTATCCCCCTTAAATTCTTCCATAATTTTTAATTTATTTGTTCGTAATCATTATTAATGTAATTATCCCATTCATCTTGGTATTCATTCTTTATCCTATCTTTCATATTTTTTAAGCTATTAAATATAGACACCCAGCTAATCTTAGTTTCCGCTGCTATACCCCTAATGCTTAATCCCGAATCCCTATATATTTTAAATAATTTTCTATTATACCAATCCCAGAGTTCAATTTCATCATCTATTAATAAACATATTTTATTAAAAGCTATTTGCTCATCCATTTTACTATCGTCTGGAATTTGGATGTAAAACTCCTCATTATCGATACTAACTTTATTAATCTTTTTCTTAGAATTATAATACTGATAATAAACACTCCGAAGAGTAAAAAAAACATAACCCCTGCTAACAATTCCATTTTTTATAATTTTTTTTTCAGATCCATATTTAAATAAAACAAGGTACATCTCCTGTACAATATCTTCATAATAATGCCTTTCACCAAAGCTTTTTACGATCTTAATCCATTCACTATGCTGCTCAGCTACTTTAGCTAGCCATCTTGTTTTTTCGTCCATATAACAGTAATACTTATTATCCCAATGCAACATTGCAATGTGATTTCTGTTGAATCCTCGTATCTGTCTTTGTTATATAATGCGCCAATTATAAATCCAAAAATAGGACTTAAAATAATATCCGCTTTTTTTATTTGGCCTATTATTAAAAAAGCTGTAGCTATGATAAGTAATGTAATTATTATAATCAAAATGCTAGTTCCTTTTTTGGTTTGTCTAATAAAATATCCTGCTGCATATATTCAAAACCGGTATTATTTATTTTCATTTTTAACCTAATAGGCTCTTCATGCGGTGTTGGTCTGCCACCAGTTTCATTTTCCTTTACTTTTAAAACATATAAATTGGAGTACATCCATTCTGTTGAATGGCTAGTGTATCTATGTATGCATATAACATCATCCGCCCTGTTACCCCATTTACCACCACCTTCAACATCAGCCATTGATAAAGGTCGGGATAAGTTTCCATAATCATGGTTAGGTGGGTGGGTTCTTCTTAAAGCCTCAGTAACACCATGGGCATTTAAAAATACAGTAACATTATTATTTTTAGCAAACATTCTAAACTCACTAGCAACTTGGTAATCATATTCATGCCCCCCAACAGCTTTTAACAAAGTATAATCCTTGGATAAACTATTATACGGATCCACAAGTAGTCCATGATAATTCCAAGCATCTTTAATAGATTGTGCCTCTTTGATTAATTCTTTGTAGTTATATAGATCATCCACATCTATTATTTTAAAATGCTTATCACACCAAGAGACTGATTCCGCTATTTTATCATCGGATGCTTTTTGTATAGGCAATCCCATTTTAAATTCTATTATTTTTCTAACTATACTTTGTGGCGTATTCTCGCTTGACCATATTAAAAATCTTAAATTATGCTTAATAGCCCAAACAACAAATAAATAACATATTACCGTTGTTTTACCAGTATTCGCATGGCCTATTAAAAGATTAAAATTACCTTGCTTATATCTTAAGTATTCATCAATACCGGGTATACCAATACCCAGACCCTCCTTTATCCTTCCGTATTTAACATCCAAGATCTTTTTCTTTATTCCCTCGCTTTTTGCTATCATATTGTTTGTGTTGTTTTTGCGTATTTGCTTTCTACCTTTTTGCTTTGATCATTTCTTAATGGTTCTACATAAAAACCTACTATTGGATTAACTAGATAATTCCAAAAATCCAAAGGCATCTGCTCGCCTTCTTTTAACTTTCTCATATATATATATAAAAAAAGGGAGCATTAAACCCCCTTTTCTTTTTTTTAATTTAAAATTCTAATAAATCATCCTCTTGTCTTGATGGATTTTGATGGGAGTTGGTTACTTCATCTTCTTTATTTATTATTTTCCATCCGTTAATTGAATTAAAATATTTGGTTTCACCTTGCGGGTTTACCCATTCCCTACCTCTTAGATTTAAAGATACAACAACATCATCACCTGCTTTATGCTTAGATAAAGAATCTATAGAATTATTTATAAACTCAACACAAATTGTTTGTGGGTAATCTGAAGATCTATCTGTTTCTAGAATTAGATTAGCTTTTTTTAATTTATCATTAACCTGTATAGGTTTTTCAATTGATTTTACGCGTCCTGATATTTCCATTTTTATTTATTTAATAATTGTTCTACTTCTTTACTTAATTTGTATTTATTTTTCACATTCTCAATACTTCCACCTTTTTGTATATAATCACTGGCTTTTTTAAAAGCTTCAGAATCTTTAGCTAACTCAGATTTTTGCTTTACAGTTTTTTTAACAACTGCATTCAAACCACTTGCGCCATTTGCATCATCATCCTCAGCCTGTAATGCTAACAATCCGGTTAGGGTATATCTTCTATAATATGTTATAGCTGAACCTAATTTTTGTGGATCATTGATTTCCGGTAATTGCAAAGCGGATATTACACCACCCGTTCCATCTACACATATTATTTTGCTATAAACCATATTCTCTTCTATAGGTTGCAACAACAACAATCTATGTTTTTTTAATAGAGGGTGTAGTTGCTTAATCAAAGAGTTAATATCAAAATACTTAGATTTATAAAAAGGATTAGTAGCATCTTTACTAATAGATCCTATCTCTTGCTGCAGATTAAACAGCTTCTCATTAATCTCCATTTTTTTCATAACTTAAAATCAATTGTTCTTTTAATTGTTTGTTTTCGTGTTTTAATTCCTGCAATTCCCAATGCAGTTCTTCATTTGTTTTATTCATAATAAATATTTTAATTAAACAAATATAAACAAATTTTTAAACAAACCACAAAAAAAAAGGGCAAGATATGAATCCTACCCAATTTTCAAACAAAACAAAGGATTAAAGAAACTCTTTTAGCTCTTCGCTATATTTTTTTATTAGATCCTGCAATTCGTCGCTTGTAAATTTAATAATTTCTTGGCTTTTAATAAACAATTCTTCTGATAAACTTTTACCCAAAAAAACAGAATACTTATACTGTTGACCCCATTGGAACACATTACATCCAACACACTGCGGATGAACATTTCTTATATCCCATCTCGTAGAATAATGCCGTCTACTCATAAAATGCCCTGCTTGGATGCCATCGTTTTTCCAATATCCTTTCTTTCCACATGTAACACAAGTGCAAATTCCTTTATCATCTGAATTAGATAACCTAACATATTCACTAAAAACCACATCTAGCTTTTTAACTAGTTTGCTTCTTGTTGGTTTTTTAGAATTTTTAGGCATCGTTTTACGAATCAAGATGGTTTAATAATAGTTTACCATCATTTTCATTAAAACCTTTTATTAATTTATAAAGATATTTACTATCCGATTTAACCTTATTTGTTTCAGCTTTAGTGCTATCTATACCTAAGTTAGTATAAGATATAGCATCCAATTCTAAAATACTATCTGTTCTGTCTTTAACAGATAATTGAAAATCTTTAGCAATTTTTTCTGCTAAATTTCTAATAGTTAAATCTTCTGACATTTTTTAATTTATATTATAATTGATTAATTAACCACTAACCCACCAAATTTACACGCTTTTTTTTTAAAATGTAAACTTTTTATGATTAAATATATTAACAAGTTACTATTTACCTTGCCCTTTATATGTTTTTTTATAAAGCTTACTAGATTTCAGTTTAGATGTTTTTGATTTTGAGTGTATCCCTTTACGCTTAACGCTTTTCTTTTTATAAGAATATATTATTTGCTTTGCCATTACCTATGTTTGTTGTTGCCAAATACTTTTTCAACCCCTCTGGAGCCAAAATAACCACCTATAACGATCGATAATAATCCCGTAATGCTATCCAACGGGTAACCTAAATACCATCCAGCTACGTAGCTTATAGTCAGAAAAACTAGAGTCAATGGTCTTACATTAGAAGCTAACCAAGAACCACTTCTAGCATCAGCAACCCATCTTTTGGTTGTACCATCTATTTCTGCCCTTTCTAATTCTAATTTTTTAAGTGCATAGGATTTATCCTCCTCAGACATTTCTGAGCCCCCTATAATAGCCTGTATAACACTTCCTGCTAAGCTATCTCCTGCTACTGCACCAACTATATCTGGTATTTTATTTAAAAGAAATTTACCTACTTGGGTATCTTTAAATTTTTTCTTTTCAGGCATAAAGTTGTTCCTACGGTATTAGTATGTCCAAACTGAATTTGGTTTAGAAATATCGGTGTCGCAGTGAATAAAGTTTTTTGCAACTCCAATTCTGCTAAATCCTGCTCTAATAAGTGCGTTAAGTATAATGTATCTTTCGTTTCCACTACCAACTGCGATATCTGCTGCAACCCCAATGAGGTGGCTTGAATTTGGCACGCCTCCGACTGATTTATTGTGATCTTCTGTTCTGTAACCACTTGTAATTTTAAATGGTATTGCTGCGAGTTCCCTAGCGTGTTCGAGTTTATAAAGAAAGTTAATATCCATATTTTTCCCAGAATTGGGTAAACTAGGACAGTCAAACTCTGATAGGGAAAAGAATTTAAGGTTCATACAAATATGCTATAAATTAATTTCCAAAGAATAAAGAACAGTACAAAACCTACAAAGATAACCTTACCTTTCTCAAATATACTGTCGCTATTCCATCCATTAAATACCCATTTAATAACTTCTGCTTTTGCTATATCGTAATACTTTTTTATCATAATTTATTTTTTAGGTGGGTAATTCTTATCGTCAAAATCCATAGCAGCTTTAAGGATTATTTTATCCATCATATTATCTTGGTTTTGTAGCATCTCTTTTTGTAAGTTAATTACCATTTCTTCAAGATTGTCTTTAGCAGCTACTAGCATTTCTATTTGTTGGTCTTTCTTCTCTAAACTTTGTTTAAGAGAGTTTATGTCGTCAGGTTTAGATCCTGTAATTGTGGCTACAGTTATGCCGATAGAGGCTGAGATCGTTCCTATTAACATCATTACAACCTCCTTATTCGTATCTAGTACAGGAAACTGTATTAAAGCTATAATTAAACCAATAACAAAAAGGAATATCAGTAATGAACCTACATAACTTCTTATTTCTCTCGCTACTCCATTTTTAGGTAATTGCATTTACTTTACTTTTTTAATTATGCTTATAATCGTGTATCCGATCGCTAGACAAAGTGAAATTGTTTGAAGATATGGGTTAGCTTCGCTCAGGCTTAATCCAAGCGCAAATAAATTCGTAACTGCAATCTTCAAATCTTCCACAATAACTTAGCCATCTAATAAATCTGTTAAACCTTCTATTGTTTTGATGTCACTATATATTTGAGCATACAAATTAGTTCCGTGGTCGTAATTTGGCAACTGTCTTACTTCGCTAAATAAGAAATTTTCTTGATTTTGTGCTTTAGCAAGTTTTGTATCATAAGCAGCATATCTATAATGAATAACATTATCTTTTGAAATGTTTTGTGACGAATCAACATTATAATAATGAAAGTTGTCAATCTGTTTTACGGATAAATATATATTATTATAATCCGTTCTGCTTTCTACCCTTACAGGAATTTCAAAAGTTTCGACGTTTCCATCTACATCAGTAATTGTTTCTGTTGTAGTATCCGTTTCGTGATCTGTATACTCTATGTGAGTGCAATTTCCTGTTAAAGCCATTTTTTATCCATTTTATTGTTAATTAACATATTAATTTTTTTTTTTAATAATACAATCTAACAAACACAAGTAAGGGTAGCATAATGGTCATTGTATGTACTGTATCCACTAGCGCTCAACCTTCCGTTTACAGTTCTGGTGCCGTTACATCCTGGGCTGCTAAAATATATTACACCACTTATCGAAAAACTTTTTGAGCCTGTACCGGTTAAATTATACCCCCCAACACCATTCGAAGTTTGTCCTGGTATGAAAATCGACGCACTGACCGTTGTAGAACCTGTTTTGTTCATACTATTCCTACCCCACCTAGCAAAAGTACTTCCTTCACTATAGCCGCAATTATTTGTTCCAGAAGATGGTGCAGCGTTGCTTATTCTACTTCCAAGACTACTAAATAGTGATGCAACTGTAGGTTGTGAAGTTGTGACGGTTATCATTGAACCGATTGTTGTTCCTGCTGAGTTTGTCGCAAAGGGAAAATAACGATACGTTGTCGAAGAACTTAATCCAGTAAAATTCCTGGTGAATGATCCTGTTGTTCCTGAAACTGTGTATTTGGTGTTATTAGTTGCCGTTGTCGATGTGCCAAAGTAAAACCCTCTTTCTGTAATAGTTCCCCCACCATCGCTTGTAACATTCCCTCTTGCAGTCATTGAACTACTTGTAATTGAAATTGCTGAACTTGATGTCACACTAGGTGCTACTGCATCTACATAACCATAAAACTCCTCCATTCCGTTAGGAGCAGTAAACCCTGCTGATGCAGATAAACCATTTAATGATACATCTGTTCCTGTACCTGTTCCATTAATTTCTAGGTTAATGTCTGCATTTAGTCTTAATTGACCACTACTTGGAACTGCCATAATTTATTTTTTTAAATCTTCAACTTGTTTTGATAAATCTTTAACCGCTTCAATTAAAACACCAATAAGACCATCGTAATTAACTGTAAGTCTTTTTTCGTCACCTTCTAATGGCTGAACTTCTTTTACTAAGTCAGGAAATACTTTTTGTACATCTTGAGCAATAACACCAACGCTAGATTTTCCGTTAGCCTTCCAATCATAAGTAACTCCATTTAGCTTACTTACAGCTTCTAATGGATTTTCTATTTTCTTAATATTTTCTTTTAATCTTTCATCCGAAAAGGCTGTACTTGCTGCTACTACATCTCCTGCAACTTGTAGGTCAAAAGACGAATCTAATCTCATTTTTTCAGCATTACCTATAAATGAGCTTATTTGATTATCAGTAGCAAAAGAAATATAGTCATCACTTGCACCTCTACCAATTTTTAAACCTGTATTATGGATTGATGTTACAGTTGTTAAGTCAGCATCCAAATCAAATTCTAAAGTATTAAGTGTAATTCCATCACCTGCTGTGTAAGTATTACCTGCTGAACCCCAAGAAAAAGTACCATCGCCATCGGACAAAAGTGCTTGACCTGCTGTTCCATTTCCTGTTACTTTTAGATTGTCAGCATCTACTACATCACTTGCAATAGTTAATGCAGTCGCACCTGTTACCTCGCCTGTATGCGTTGCATTAGGTTCCGAGTTAGTTACTGTAACATTTCCTGTCGCCTGATCTACAGAGATACCTGTACCTGCTATAATACTACCTACATCACCGGCATCGTCTGTGTATAGTTCTGTAAAATTACTATTAACCTTATCAAAGGCCGTTCTCAAGGGATCGCCACTACCATCGTTAGCGGTGCTTCCTATGTTTATTATCTGTTTAGCCATTATTTATTATTTAAAATTTTGTTGCGTCTGCTTTTATTATTGTTGTATCAGCTAATATTAATGTGGTATCCGATGTTAATAAAGAACCATCCGCGTCAAAAGGATAGACTATACCCCAACCATTTGCTTCATTAGTATTACCAAACCAACTTAATGGATATATAGATCCCCAACTCATTTCGCTTTATTTATAGTATTACAATTATTTTTTTTGCTTTTTGTTATATAAGTAAAATACTGCTTCAACTTATTAACGTTATCCTGTTTTGGTTTATATTTCATAACACCCAGCCTTCAAAACTTGCATCCTTATCAGGATATACATCTGAATTGTTATTGGTGTAATATTCAGGAAATTTACTAGAAGCGTTGTAGCTCATATAATCAATGAATCTATCTGTATAATACTGCGCTGTATCCCTTTCCTTCTCTATTAGAAAATCAACTTCCTCTTTCGATACATTTTCAGCATTTTCTGAACTATGTTTAAATACGCCTTTGTTTGCTACAGTGTAAGCTGCAAAGGGTAAATATTCTACCATAGACCAATGTATGAGCATAGGTTTTACATGATCCGTTACTAAATCTAAATAATCCCCCGTTAAATTGGATGCTAATATATCTGCTTGTAGTTTATTATATAGGTCTGTGCCTATGTAATTTTGGATATGTATATCCTGAGCAATTTTAACATATTGTATAAATTTATCAGTATCAACATTCCCATTAACAGCTGTAAATTTTACTACATCTTTTCTTGTTACAAATAATGCTTGTGCCATTTTTTATCTATTTATAAATCCTTCTTTAGGCATATCTTTAGGACGCTTTGCTACCTTAGAATCATTTACCTCCGGTTTAAAACCTTCTTTTTTTGCTTTGTTTACACTTATTTCCGCATTTGGATTTGTTGCATCTGGTTTAACACCCTTAGCCATATACGTTTTACGCATCCAAAAATGGTGGCACGATCCCCCACCTTTATAGAGCCATATATCGTAAGTTGAATTAGATCCCTTAGGTCCCCAACCTGCATTTACAGCTTTTGTGCTCATTTGCATTATATCCTCTTTTCTGTATATTTTTTTATCCTTAATCATTTTTTGGCAAAAGCTTCTACTTACATTTTTACCTTCCTTCATCGTTTCTTTTAAAGGGGAATATTGGTAGCGAACTTTAAATTTCATATCATCCGACTCACCATCCTGACTACTTTTTGCATTAGGCCTTGCAGTTCCAGTAGAAGCTAGCCCAATCATTTTATCCAATGCTTCCTCCTGATCGTAATCAACCTGCCTTTCATCTACTAATTCCCAGTTTTCTAAATCCTCTTCCTCTCCAAAGTCAGATAGTAGATCAAACATTTTTTCGTCTGTTTGTGGTTTTACCTCCGAAAGCTTTACACCCGTCTCCTCCTCGCGTGCTTCATCTGTAATAGCATTGTCTGTTTCTATAAATGCTAAGGGCTGTAAAGTCTTAAAATAAAGCTTTAAAGAAATGCCGTTGACTGCCAAAATATCATCCATGCAGTCCGTTAATAAATCTTGGTAAGGTTTTATAGTAATGTTATCAAAAAGCAAAGCAGCGGTCTTTATTTCATCCGCATTCGATCCCAAACCATTGTTATCTGTTCTAATACCTAATAATAATGGACTTGTTACTCTATGAGATACTATTAATTTAGCAGAACATTCACTTGCTAGATATTCATAATGAGCGGGGGCATCATTCAAGGGTATATCATCTACTGTTGTTTTGCTTTCAGCATTATTGTTAAATGCAATAATCACCTTTTCTCCCCTTGCTCCGGTTAATTTATGCATTACATCGTTTTTCACTTGCAATTGCTTTTCCTTATCCGGCACGCCATTATTAAAGTTTACTACTTTAGTTCCACTAAAACCGTTTTGTACGTCATTAATTAAATAATCCGCAATCTCTGATTCGAGTTCAGCATACGCCAAACCACCTTGGTAATCCACTGGGCAATAGTAATCATATCCCGATACGTATTTTTTTACGATCTTAATTTCTGGCTCATTACCATTACCACAACCAAATGCTGCTATACGCTGAGGTTTATCGCTTCTTTTTACTTCTTTCCAGTTGGGGTGGTAGTAATAAGCTTCTATCTTACCCTCCTCATTCATTTTTTCTGCGCGTAAAGTTTGGCGCGGAAAATGTTCAGCGCTTATAACTTTCCCTTTTTTATATAAAATCTGAAAAGATCCCTCTCCTAATAATTTAAGATCTAAAACAACTTTTCTTAAACAATTATCTCCTACGATAGATCGTAAGGAAGCATATTCATCTGGTTTTTTGCTACTATCCAAAGCATCTAAACCTTTACCATAAATCATATTGCTCACGCCATTAATAATGGAGTGGTTCGTAGCAGATTCAGTATATAGATTAATTAAATATGAATAGTAATCATTATCATCCCCGTATTCAACCCATTCACGATTTTTATCCTCGCTAATTTTAGGTCTGTTATAAGATGCTAAGTTAACTATATGTAGATTATCCATTAGAATGTAATAAATTCATTATCTGTATCATTTGATATATATTCACCTGTATTAACTGAATATTGTGGTAGGTCTGTTTCATTCGTGCAGAATATCTTATCCCTATAAACAATACTAGCTCCAGTTATTTCTATCGTGTAAAAAACATCCTGCTTTAAATTAAAAATGTCACTATATGAATTGTAATATAAGGCTTCCGCTATACTGGTTGTATCCTGATTATACACTTCAGTGTTAGTGGATTCATTAATTATTTTAACATTATAGGTACCACCAAGCGTAAATTGTCTTGGTATAAACTTTATTGTTTGCGCGGATGAACTCTCCTGTAAAACTATCATAATATAACAATAGTTATTTTTGTATTTTGTTAAATAAAAAAGGGCAGCATATAGCCACCCTCCTTATTAAATGAAACTCGGTTTAAGAGTTTGTTCCCACTACAATACTTGGTGATGCTGAACTCATTGCATCAAATGGATAAGTTGCCGATGTTGGGTCGGTTGTGCTAATAAAATTAGCTGGTTCAACCTCTTGTGCATTAAGTGTAAGCGTGTAACCTGAAAGATCAGCCATTGCTGCTCCAGTTACAACTGTACCTCCATTAAGGTCTGCTCCATGGGATAGTCCCATCATAAATACATTTCCATTGTAATCCTCCACTGCGACATGGGGTCTACCATAAGCCAGGAGTTTCAATTCCTTATTATCTTCTTTTGATAATTTCTTAAGTGTTAGGGAAAGTGTTTGATCAAAGAAAGTTGTTCCGTTTTCTCTTGAGGAAGTAATAGCTTGCTCGAAGCTACTATTACCTTTTAATTCATATTTGTAGGCATTAAAGGTCCCTGATAAATCTGTAATTTCGTCGTCAGTTTTAGTTACAGTACCAAGATCGCCAAAATCAACGAAATATACTGCTTTCAAACCTCCGATAGAATCTTTACAGGGCTCTTTTCGTCCCGCTGTTAAGTCACACGCCATGCTGTTTTTTTTATTAAAAAAAGGGTAGGCAGATCAATTACCACCTACCCCTTTTTATTGGTTAATTATTTTATTAGATTCCGTAAGAGACTATTTCGCTTACGATTCCGTACTGTACACCTGCTGTAAATCTCATGACAACTCTCACGTTTTGAGAACCATCGATATCAGCCATATCAATCACTTTCACTTCATTCTGATCGGATAAAAGACCAGTACCAAAATAAAGATTAGATTTTTCAGCAGCAATAGCAGTATTATCTGCCAATCCATTAGCTACAAAGATCTTAACTCCGTCGAACGTAAGTGACCCATTGTTCCACCATTGTGTTCCCATTGCGTTTGTACCATTAGCACCTAATCCTGATGTTCCAAATCCTCCTAACGCTCTTACGTATGCTCTTGCAATGTTTTGAGAGACATATAGATTAATATCTTCGGAACCATAAATGTTTGTAGGTATAGCATCTACAATAGAACCTAATTCAGTAATTACTGTAGAAGCAGCACCGATTGCTGAACTTCCCGCGATTTTATTCCCTCCTGTATGTGCAGCATCTGCATCCAGTAAAGTAGTTAATCCATCAAACTGTCCACTGGTTGCTGTTGTACCTTCCCAAATAGACGTTTCTGTTCTTTGTGCTACTTTAGCAGCTACATGTGAAATTAAAAAATCACTAAATGAAGATGGTAGATTATCAAAAGCTGAATATCCCATTGAAATTGCCTCCCAATCATTTTGGAAATCTTTTTTACATAATTGTAAGTTTACTTGCTGATATTCAGGTTGTAAAACTCTTTCATCTAATGTAAGTGTAGAAGTAGGATCAAAATCACAAGATGCATCTTTTACGATATCATCTGTGGATACTGTTTTAAGTACTTCCTTAAATTTAATATTGGGCTTAACTGTAATCCCTCCATTTTCAATTGTTGAACCACTTAGCAGCGCAGCGGAGATATATTGTCCCGCAAACTCACCGGCATAAGTAGTTGTAATACTTGTTGTCGTTGGCATAATTTAATTGTTTATTTTTTAATATTAGAAATTCTTTGTAACACTCTATCAGCAGTAGTCATAGTTCTTTTTTGTGCAAATAGATTTAAATTTTTCTTGGTCTCAGTTTCTGGGTTATGTGTTACTTTAGCAACCGGCTCTTCAACAGAACTTAATTCCTCTTTCACCTCATCAACTTTTTCTTCTAAAACATCTTCACTCATCTCCTCTTTTTCTTCTTCTTTTTTAGGACCAAGCATTGATTTGATTTCATCGATCATAGCTTTAACCTCCGCTAGATCTTCTTTAGTAGCATATTTCATTTCCTCTTTTTCTTCCTCAGCCGCTTCAACTTCTTCAGATTCCTCTTCTTTAACTTCTTCAGCTGCACCAATAGATGAAATTACTCCTTCTTCCTCTACCTTTAACATTTCACCATCTTCAAGGGTATAATCCCCTATAGGTAAGGCTACCTTTTCATCTTCAGTAATAATAAAGACTTCATTACCTGCTTCAAAGTTTTCACTTTCAATAACAGTACCATTCTCCAAAGTAGCTTGCGCTAACGTAACTTCATTGGATGCTTCTACTCCAACAAGTTCTTTTACTTTATTTAACATTTCAGTTGCTTTCATATGTATTACAATAATTTGTTTGTAAGGTTGTTATATTTTTAATAAATTAGATAGAAAACATATTTGCTAAATTAGATACAGGAACTTTAGCTGCAACATCACTGATGCCATCAGTCCATTTATCTATCCAACTCGGTGGATCTTCTCCTATCACTTTATAAGCGGCAACAAGATCGGATGCTAATTTAAATGCTTCTTTCCTGTTTTGTGTTAACTTATCTTTTATTTTTTGATTCCGTCTATTAATTGTTTGGAATTCTTTTTCAACTTTTTGTGCATCTACTTTTGCTGAAGCATACATATCTATAGATTCATTAAATAAGGTATCTAATTTACTTTTACTTAATTCTACTTTAACTATATCTTTATTGTTTTCAGCTAATTTTGTAAGTATTCTTTTAACTTCTGGTTTCATTGAGTTATTTTTTTATTATAATTAATTTTTTAACGTTTTGTTATATTTTTAATTTGCTGCAATACATTCAGCGCAATCACTATACAATGTAGCTGTATTTATATGTATACCTTCATGGTTTCTTTCTTCCAAAATAGTATGACAACCGGAATGTCCATTTTGTAGTACTATATAATATACAGCACCAACTGTTAATGTCCCGTGGTAATGCACGTTATGCTCATGGGCATCAGAACAACCAGCTATTCTATATCCTTGAAAAGGTATTGGGTTGTGGGCTGTAATGTTTCCAATACCCTGTGCTTGTAAACTACCATCACAACATTTCCTTGAATAAGTTCTTCCATCATTACATAAACAACCCCTTCTGTCATTTTGTGGGCTTGGATTTCTTTCTTTATAATCTCTCATTATTTTATAGGAACACAATTAGGAACTCTTTTACCATTTTTATCTATTTTAAATCCAATCATCTCATATCCATCCCAACAAGGCTCTTTTAAAGAAGCTTCTAATAAATCCAGTTCCTTTAATTTAGAACCTGACCATCTTAATCCTGCCTTGCCTCCCCATAATAAATAAGAGATCGTTCCGCAAGCTTCAGTATCACCTTCTTTGTAATATTCACCTGCTCTAGATAGATAGCTAAACATCCTTTTAATAGTTTCCACTGTTATAGGTTCTTTTCTAGCTAATTGTTGCGCTCTTACTTTTCCAACCTGTGTCGCACATTTATTTTTTATTTTTTTATTTAGCTCTATACCTTTTTTAGCATTATTAGATACCGCATCAGGATAATCGGAATAGGATTCTAGATTTTGCTCCTCTAAAATTTCTTTTAATTCCTCTAATAAATACTCATCTTCTATCTCGGATAAATTATTTGGCTCATTTGGTCTTTCTAATTTATCAGCAAAATAACCCTCTATTGAAAAACCCTTCAATTCCCCTTCTTTAACCTGTTTCCAAATATCCTCATTATTTACTTTCATAGAAACCATCCATGTACCAATCGGAACATTTAAATCATATGCTCTACTTTTATCTTGCTCGCTTTCTACAATCCAAGATTCTACCGCAGTTAATCCTTTTAAAGGTATTTGATGCTCCAATGTACTATTATTCTGGTTTCCTCTAATAAAAAATAATTCACTAGCTTTTCTTACGGTGTCTTTAGAAAAATAAATGTAATATTCCTGCTCGCCATTACGCCTATATATTGGTTTGTTAGGTATAAGCGCCGCTCCCATTAAAATACGTTTTTCTTTATCAACCTCAGCTAATTTAAATTCTTGATTTTTTAATGCAACAAAATCAGACTCAATAGCCGGATGTTCTACTACACTAATTGCTTCTATCCCAGAAACTTCATCATTTTCATCTATAAATAGTTCTACTATATCCATATCCATACAATAATTATTTTAGTTTTTTGTTACCCAATTGAAGCACCGTCTATTATATTTCTATCTAAGGATTGTGCTGTTGTTACTTCGTTAGAAACTACAAAAGCTTTAACAGGTTTCTGATCCCTATCCCCTATAGCCTGAGCTAATTGATTTTCAGGGGATGCTCCTACTACATTAAAAGAAGGCGGTTGTGGAGTTGTTGATCCAACAGAGGTAGAACCACCTGAAACGGATGGGCCTGTTGATTGTATCTTTTTAACATTTGCAATACCAGCCGCAACTGCTGCCCCAGCGGCTACTGCCCCTAATGCTGGTCCAACTATTGGAATACCAGCTAATGATGCATAAGCTGCTGTTGCTCCTTTATATGTCTCTATGGTTGTTTGTGCTATTGCTGCTAATTTACCAGCTTTACTCTCTTCACCAAATATAGTAGCTAAATCAGCAAATGCATTAGAAGCTAAATCAAGTTTAGATTGTGCTGTTAATTCGTCTATCTCTTGCTGCTGATTTGCATTTTCTTGTTGGAAGGCTAATAGCTCGTTATTTGCATCAGCGTATGCCTGTGTGCCTTGTTTATATAGATCTCTTTTTTTGGTTAATCTATCTGTTTCTATTTTATTTTCTTCTTCCGCTAATTCTTTAGCTGCTAACAGTTGCTGATAATCTCCTAGTATTCTGCTATTTATAAACTCTTGATTTGCAATCTGCCTTTCTGCTGTAGCGTCTATATTAGATTGCTCCAGCTCTAAAGCTTCCCTTTTAAGAGCATTAGCATTAGAATCCTGCTCTGACATAAATCCAGTAATAGTGGCGTCAATTGCTTTTTGCTCATTTAATGCTTCCTGTAGAGCTATAGCATTTGCATCTGAATCATTTTTATCAAACTGTGCTTGTGCAGCATCTACAATCGCCTTCGCGTTCGCTTTCATTAAACTTTGTTGCTCCAATAAAACAACCTTTAGTTTATCGTTAGCTTTTATTCTATCATTAATTGTATTAAACTCATTGTCCCTTAACTGCCTTTGCTGCTCTGCTTGTCTATCATAATCCTCTATTAGACCCTGGTTTAATGCGGCAGCTTTCTCTGATGCTTTATTTAATTCAACAATAGAGGAAGCTGATTCTAAAGTGGATTTGGCATATTCTAATATACCATCCGTAGCTTTGCTAACGGTATCCGAAACTTTTTCTAATGTGTTATCTACACCGGTAAAAACGTCTATAGATTCTATTGCTGCTTCTTTTATTTTCAATTGCGCTTCTACAAATCTACCTTCAAACAATAAAGAGATAGCATCACCGACTAAGCCTAATGTTTCCCCTAATTGTACGAATCTATTTATAAGATTGTTGTATATAGCATTACCAAAATCTAATATAGCTTGTACAGGATCATCAAATATTCCTTTAAAGTATTTTATAACCGTACCGACATTAGCATCTAGAAAATTAAAGAAATCATTAAATGCTAAGCTTAATGTTTCAAAAGTAATGCTAAAGAAATCAGCTACTTTTTGGTTTTCCTCAAATACTTGTTTCAATTGTGCAAAGGCTGCAACAGCTAATCCTATACCGGCAGCTTTTAATGCCCCACTAATTTTCCTAACACCTTTTGCTGCTAAATTTGATGATCCCTCTATGTTTTTAATACTTTTAGCTAGATCACCATTCGCTTTATTAAGTTCCTTCTGTAATTTATCATACTCTTTTTGGAACTCGTTTAAATTCGCAACCGCTTCTTTGTACTTTAATTCTATTTCCGCCTGTACCTTTTGCATTAATTAAAATTTTTGAATTGTTTATACGCTTCTTTTATAGACTCCGGGTATTTATTTTTACCCAAAGCAATATCTATATATTTTCCTTTAATCTTTTCTGCTTTAGAAAACTCTAATAAACTTATTATATTATCAATCATAAATTATGGACATGTTGCTACCCTTACTACTTTACCTGTATATCTTTCCACCCTTACTGCCATATATGCCTCACCGTTTTCATTTAGTATTTTAAAATCAAAATAATTTAATGATGACCGCACAGCATAATAACCAACAAATTTAGGGAACGAAGCTAATCCTCCTCCGTATATGGATGAATGTACACTACTTCCTGAATAATCTATTTTACCTGTTGTTCTAATAAAATCACCTACTTGCATATCCCTTGCTCCTCCTGTATGTTCAAAATACCAATTAGCAAATTGAGGGGTTGGATAACTAGCGCCACAATCTATATTTGGTGGTGTTCCGGGATCAACTCCTATACTTGTAAGCCATACCATAACATTACCAACTGGAACAGCCGATTGAACTGTTTGTGTGCTTTGTATTTCCGTTATTGCATCTGCAAAAGGGAATAATGAACTTGTATTTGTTCTTCCATAAAACTTATAAAATATAGTTGCTGGATGTGTTAAACTACCTACGCTTATAGAAGCATTAGGCGGAACGCTAAATTTATTCTGGCTATTAGTTATAAAAGGAACAACAGTAACTCCGTTAACGGCTTTTAAAACATCTATATCATTACTTATTAAATCAGATTCGTTAGTAGAATATACAAAACCGTATTCGTCAATTTGTGGTGTTGTTATTAATAAACCTAATTCAGATACAGCGGATTTTAAATATACCTCGTCTTCTGTATTAGAGCTACTAAACCCTATTTGTAATAAAGGGGGAGTAACATTAACCACCTCATTAACATAAACCGGTGTAGGATCATTTGCTGGGATGCTATTTGGTATTTCTGTAGTTATATCAGGAATATCAAAACCATCAGTAGCACCATCTGAATCTGCTGTAAGATCAATGCTATCTACGAAAATATTTGTTAAATCTACAGTAATTTGTTGTCCTGCTACTGTAATTAAAGTTTCGTACTTAAGTTCTTCAAATATATTAGTTAATTCTAATGTTGATTTATTAGTAGAAAAATCTGTTACTATTTTATTGATCCTGTATATATCATCAAAAACTATAATTCTATCGGCTAAAGATAAATTATGCATCATCTCCATTGATAAATATGCTTTAAAAGTAGATAAACGCTTTCTGACATCCATCATATCTTTTACATAACCTTCATAGTATGTTTTAAACAAAGTCTTAGTTACAGGCTTTCTATTCCATTCGTCAAACTCTTGGTTGTAATTTAAACTTTGACCTTCTGAAATACCAAAAAAAACATTCAATTGACTATTTAAAGGTAATTTTGCAGGACTTGCAATGCTAATTGTTTGATCGTCTAAACTTCTAACTTTTACAGCTGAAGCAATACCTGAAGCAGCATAAAAAATAAGTGGTTTAGTTAAATAGGGTGCTTGGTTTTCATTTACTGAATACCCATATTGAATATTGCTAATTTCGTTTATTGTATTCCCATTTGCATCTGTTGTTGTCTGTACTACCCCTGCTGTAGTTCTATATAACCTTTCAAACTTCATATGTTCAAAAGGTATTTCTACGCTGTAATTCTTTCCGTCAAACTTATCTCCATCTCTGTAAGATAAACTGCCCCAATCTTTAGATGCTAATTCTCTATGGTTATTAGCCAAAAATGTATCAGTTCCTTTATATTTAAAATCTATTTCTTTAAAGGGCAAAACTGAATCAATAACACTCTCGTTCTTATCCAAATTCTTAGTTATATCCCAAACCTTTGTACTACTGCTATAAAAATCATCTAATGTCTGAACAATTATTTCATTATCTATATTTACATAAGCAGTCAAATTAAACATTTTAAATAGCCCTGTTAAAAAATCAATAATTTTCATCTTAGGTACAAGACTAGGTATGTTTACTACTTTGTTTGTGCTTAAAGATGCTGATCCTCTGTAAAGAATTTTATCCTTACCTGCAAATAAACCTTTCTTGTCATTTACAATTCCAACATCCACTGAGTAAGAGCTTGTGGATTCTGTTTCAATATAA